TTTAGTGTGTGTGATGGCTGGTGACCATACACACACATAAAACTCTAATAAAAAAAACTAGCTATGCTAGTTTTTCTGAGCGGCAGCGATTGCCTTATCAGCTTTACGAGACTCGGCAGCTGATACCATAGGATGTAATTGAGGATACTCTTTACCATCCTTGGCTAACCTACTGGATTCGCCAACAACCTGACCAGGTTTGTATATGTCGAGTTCGAAGACACGAGCAGAATATACTTTACGGTCGCCAGTCCGTAAGAACTGAACAGATTGCATCATAGTGCCTTGTTGGTTGGGTGCTGGCTCTTGCACAGCATACACATAAACTAAATTTTGTTCCATAATTTTGTTTTTAACTTGTTAAATATTAGAGGGGGGTACCTCATCGCCAGAGAACAATGGGGGTCGTCGTTTGAGTTGGGCTACGCGTTCACTGACACATCAAATTTTAAAAAAATTTTTCCCAGAATTTTTTCCGTAAGTTTTATTTGCGTACATTTGCCAGATGTCTGAAAAAGAACCTTGCGAAAATTGTGAAAATGGTACATGCACATGTACTACTATAAAAATACAATCTCTTAAAACATCTGAAGATTTTGCTAGATATGAAAGTAAACTTTTTAATTTAGAAAGAGACTACATATTTGACTCTACTGATGATGTAAATGCAAGAGAAGACTAGAAGCACTCAATGAGTATCACCCCCCAGGTAGCCAAAAAGGGGTCAGAAGTTGGATTGTAGTCCTTAAATAAAGGATAGAGTTTTCTCCAATAGCTTCGAAAAGGGTAACGTATAAGCTTTAGTTAGGATAGATTGCACACAGGTAAGTGCGGTGAATAAACATCAGTCTTACTATCCTTGGGTCCCCATCGGGAGCACTGCTAAATGTCGAAAGCACACCTGAAATACACAAAACCAAGGGGGATAACTATGCCTTTTTGGATCTCTCCAAATAAAATTTTGATTTGTATTAAAAACTTTTATATATTTGTGGAAACATTAAACTATATAAGAGATGAAATTTCAACCTAGTAATTTTTGGGTAGTATTACCAGACCCAACCGTAACAAAGACAGATTCTGGAATAATTTTAGATGAAAGTACTGCTAAAGAGCGTGCCACTAACATATTAAAGGTATTAGCTGTTGGCCCTAAATGTGAATTCGTTAAAGTAGGAGATACTGTAGTTGTAGACCCTAGAACAGAAGCTGTTCGTATGGAGGTAGACAGTAAACAAGTACTTATGGTTGACGAGCATCAAATTATAGGTAAACAATGATTACTAGCAGTGTAGTAGTAGATGATCCTACAGAATGGATTCGTACTGTTCTTAAATTCGAAGAAAAGATCAGTGATCTTGAAGCTGTAGGTTCAGTAAAACATTGGGATACTCATTTAACTATAACAGAAGATGGCTTTAAAGTAAGTATTGAAGTAGAAATGGAGGATGATTATGAGCAATAAAAAAAGAATCACAGTTAAAATAGACACCACATATAAATATATTAGATTGTGGAACGGTTTATTTAATTTAACTCCTAAAGAATTAAAAATTTTAGCAGAATTTGTAGATGTTAATAGAGACATTGGTAATAAATTTGGAAATGCCTGTCATGTAGAGATTAAAAAAATAGTAGCTAAAAACTTAGATATAGAAGATTATAATACTCTTAATAATTATGTTAAACGTTTTAAAAAGAAAGGAGTTATAATAAAGAAAGGTAAATACTATTCTCTAAATAAACTTCTAGATCCAGAAACCGCTAGTGTAGAAATAGTAATAAAATATGCAGATAATAGGTGATGAACACTATATATATACTACTCACACACATCCGTACTACACAATAGTTGTAGTGCAAAACAATATAGGAGAAGTAGTGGAGTTACAAATTGAGAAATACTATGAGTAAAAAGAAAAAAGAAATTTTAGGCCAAAAATTACAACCTGGTAAACCTAAAAATACGGCAATAAATCAAATACGCCGTAGACAAAAAAATGCTAAGCTTGCTAAAGAAGCTGCTAAAAATGCACCTGAAGCAGAAGTAGTTGGTAGCAAAAAACCTGCACCAGTTCAACCTGCTAAACCACCAAGTGTATTTAAAATGATGAAATCTTTTAGTAGAGATTTAGCTAATTACGTAAAAGCTGGTGCTCCTAATTGCTCAGAAAAAGATTATAAAGAAAGATTATTAACATGTGATGCATGTCCTCATTTATTACGTAATATGATGCGTTGTGGTAAATGCGGTTGTTTAGTAGAGCATAAAGCTAAATGGAAAACAACTACATGTCCAGATAATAAATGGAAGCCTCAAGATCTTTCTAATCTTCCTAAACCAAAGCCTCAACAAGGTGATCAAAAATAAAGAAGAGCTAATATACGCATTAGCTACTAAATATAACTTACCTATAAGCAAAATAGAAGAGATAGTCACTTATCAATTTAAGTTTGTCAAAAAAGTTATGCAAAAAGGAGAGTTTGAAGCTATAAGATTACCTTACTTTGGTAAATTTTCTGCAAAGAAAGAAAGAATAAAGCATATAACAAAGTTGACGGATGAAACTAAAAGATGATTTAATACATATAAAAGACAATAAAGCTGTACCCAGCGCATACGCTCTCCAAATAAAAGATTTTCAAAAACTTTCTGTACAAGATCTTACTTTTATATACTTTATGGTAGACCATAGGTCACCATTTTCAGTTTATGAATGGGATCAACGTATAATTGAAGTAAAAAACAGTATATTTGGAGAAGATAAAAAATGGGAGCCTTCAAATAGAGTGTTAAAAGCTTGTGATAAATATGCTTCTCTTATAGAAACTTCAGCAGTTAAATTATTAAAAGCTGCTACAGAATCTGTAACTAAATTAGAAAAGTATTTTAGAACTGTAGATTTAACAACACTAGATGATAGAGGTAAACCTGTATACACTGCTAAAGATCTTATACTTAATTTAGAAAAAATGGGTAAAGTAGTAGATGGTCTTGCAAGATTAGAAGAAATAGTTAAAAAAGAAGAACAAGCAAGTAATCCAAACAGAGGTGGTGTAGAAGTTAATAAATATAGTATGTAATATGGATTTTTTAGAAGATATTGAGGAATTTAACACTGCAATGGATAATGCTTATGATTTTATAACTGGTAAAGTAACTTTAGATACACTTGTAACTGACTTAAAAATAGATGGAGTAGATAAATATGTTCTACCTTTTGATCCTAGTAAAGAAACAGGTAGAGAGCCGGATACTTTAGATTTTATGATTGAACATTTTGAAAATTTAGAAGAATATGAAAAATGTCAAGTATTATTAAGAATAAAGCAAAAGAGTGGCTAAGTTTAAAAATATAGACAGAATACGACCTGCAGCAGTTCACTTTGAAAAGTATGGATATTATACAAAAACACTTCCAGGTACTCGTGACTATTACGAGTATTGGGATAAAGAAAGAGAGCGTTGCTTATATGGGTATACTGCCGATGAGGGCACTAAAGATGCCCTCACGGTAACAGGGTTTCATTATTTCTATTTAAATTATTGCCCTATAGATAGAGCGGTAGATGAAGTATTGCCTGATGGTACAGTACAGTCAAAACGTGAGCGCACATTCCCATCTTTTTATGATGGAGATCATGATTATTTTACAGAAATAGATAAAGCAAGAACTTCTAACCGTCATATGGTTGTTCTTAAAGCTCGTCGTAAAGGGTATTCATACAAAGCTGGTTCAATGTTAGCGCGCAATTATTTTTTTGTGCGTAATTCTAAAAACTTTGTATTTGCTGCTCAAAAAGAATATCTTATTGGAGATGGACTTTTATCTAAAGCGTGGGAGTTTTTATCTTTTATAGATGACAACACTGCATGGGCTCAACCTCGTCTACGAGATAGAGAGATGAGTAAAATGTCTGGGTATAAGAAAAAAATTAATGGTATTGAAATAGAATTAGGAATGAAGTCCCAGATTATGGGCGTTTCCTTAAAAGACAACCCCGACAAGGTGAGGGGAAAGGCCGGTGAACTTGTATTTTTTGAGGAAGCCGGTTCCTTTCCCGGATTATTAAAAGCTTGGGAAGTAACAATGCCTACAATGCGTCAAGGTGCTAAAACATTAGGACTTATGATAGCATTTGGTACAGGTGGTACAGAAGGTGCGGATTTTGAAGCTATGGAAGAGATATTTTATAATCCTGCAGCATATGACTGTATGGATTACGAAAATATTTGGGATGAAGGATCTTTAGGCACTAAATGTGGGTATTTTGTACCTATATATAAAAATTTAGATGGATTTATTGATAATAACGGTAATTCTTTAAAAGAAAAAGCAATCTCTCATGAAGAGCATATGCGAGATAAAAAGAAAGGTGCTGCAGACGCTAAATCATTAGATCAATATATAGCAGAGCACCCTTTTTCTCCTCAAGAAGCTACATTACAAGTAACTGCAAACTTATTTGATGTAGCAACTTTACAAGAACAATATAACTATGTGAAATCTAGAGGCTTACATTCATTAGGTACAGTAGGTAAATTATATCATGACACTGAAGGTAATGTAAAATTTAAATTAGATGGTAATCTTAAACAAATTTTAAGGTATCCACATAGAAGAGAAGATGATAATACTGGGGGAGTAGTTATATATGAAGCTCCGTATAAAAATAATAAACAACAAGTGCCTAGAAACATGTACGTTATTTGTCATGACCCATATGGCCAAAATCAATCTGCAGATAGCACATCATTAGGTGCTGCGTATGTAATTAAACGTCCAAACAATATTTCTAGTCCAGATGATATGATTGTAGCTAGTTATGTAGGTCGTCCTAATACATCTGATGATTATAATAGAACATTGTTTATGTTAGCTGATTATTATGGGTGTAAAATAGGATTTGAAAATGATCGTGGAGAAGTTATTGCTTTTGCTAAACGATATAGAAAATTACATAAGCTTCAAGAAGAGTTTGAAATGCTAGATAAAAAAGAACTGCGAAGTAAAACTGTAAAACGCCAATATGGTATGCATATGACCGAGCAAAGAAAAAGGCAAGGTGAAATATATATCAGAGATTGGTTAATAACACCAAGAGGTACTGATGAAGACGGTAATAAAACATTAAATCTGCACAAAATTTATGATTTAGCTTTATTGCAAGAACTAATTAAATTTAATCATCAAGGAAACTTTGACCGTGTTATGGCGCTGATGATAGGTATGTACCATACAAGAGAATTATATAATGCAGAAGTAAAAGATGTTTTAGAAGATAGATCTGCAGATTCTTGGTTTGATGCTAACTACTATTAATGACATATTTATAAATATAAAAGGAATTTTTATATCTATTTTATAGTAGTCTTAAAATTTCTTAAATTTGTTCGATTATGAGCTACGATAATTTACCAAGACAAAAACTTCCTTTAGCGAAGAAAACTAAAAAGTGGAGAGAGGAATGTGTAGATGGATATATAAACTTATCTGCTAACACATCTTCATTTTCAAAAAGACGCGATGATTTAAGACGTTTTTACGATATGTATAATGGTTATATAGATGATAATGATTATAGTCAACTATTAAAACCTTACGGAAAAACTAGAAAAAACTTTCCGTCAACTCTTCGTAATTTCCCTATAATTAAACCTATTATAGATTTATTAATGGGGGAAAAAGCTAAACGGCCTTTAAACTTTACTGTTAGCGTATTAAATGCAAATGCAGTAACTAGAAAAGAAGAAGCTAAAAACGAAGCTATATACAGAAATCTACAACAGCATTTTGCAAATAGAGCTGCTCAAGCTGGTATTGATACAGGGATGGATCCTGCAGAAGTAGAATTACCACAACAATTAGAAGAGCTATTTAACAATACATACGTAGATAATAGAGCTATAATGGGACAAAATGCTTTAAGTTACATTATGTCTCAACAAGAAGTTAAAGACAAGCTAGATAAAGCGTGGTTTCATTATTTAGTATCTGGTGAAGTCTATACGCACAGAGGCGTAAGAGGTGGGGATCCTTTTTATGAGATTTTAAATCCTATAGATGTTGATTATGATCTTGACCCAGATTTAGAATTTGTAGAAGATGG